ACTTGTAAATAATTTGATTGAATAATATCTTATCAATTTGTTTTGTATGATATTTTACTTTCATGTATCCCACCCTAATCTAAATCCAGTTCCATCATACTTCTCTTTAATAATATATCTGTCTGGTGTATGTCCATAAATTCCTTTAAATCCATCTATACTATAAATTTTTACTAAGACTTCTTTATCTACAAAACCTATTGTCAAATCGTTTTCTCCAAATGGACTCATACTAGGATACATTAAACTTACGTGATTATTAAATTTTGTCCTATCATCTACGTAATGTCCTATTCCTAATGCGTGACCAAATTCATGCATAATAATATATCTTATGGAGTTTTCTGGTAGATCTCTTGCCTCTTGTTTTATATCTATCTTGTTTGGTACATTGTCACAACCAATACATACACTAACAACTGGTGTTTCTACTAATGCCTTTGTGTAAACCACAACCATTGCCCACTGATGATTTGAATGTGAAAAGTCAAAATGAGCATAGCCTAAAGCAGTACTGTTTACAATACCAGTGCCATCATTTAAGCCTTCAAATACTATCAGAATATTACATAGTGGGAAGTCTTCTGGGAATTTATCAACATGTTCACCATACTCATAGTAGAATATTGGCATAGTCCAATCGCCATTAGAATACTCATTCATTTCATTCTGCCAAATGAGAACTGATTCTACAGAATACCTAAAAAGAGAATCATGAAATCTTTCCTGGAGTTCAGATGATGGTTCAAATATACAAACGTTAGGGTTGTCTTTATGGAATACTCTCATGGTTTCTATTCTGTCCTCCCCAAATGCAGATATAATACCACCAAATAATCCTAATGAAATAACTAAAATCAACCACACAGCCTTCTCAACGGTATCCATGTAAACATTTATAAATGGGGTGTATTTATAGATTTTATGGGCAGTTCTATGAACGCAAAATACAAGGGAACATGTCAATTCTGTGGAGGATCTTGGCAAGTAGGCGATACAATATACTACCAAAAAACACCAAAGGCTATTTGTAATGAAGAGAAATGTTTCAATGAGCAGGGTGGTAAGGTAAGTGAGTGGAAGCCAAACAAACAAATAGGATCAGGGTTTGAACACTCAGGTGATGAATCAATTAAGATGTCACTACCAGACGTTCCAGTTTCAGATGGAGTAAAACAATGTGCAGAAATGGTACAACAATGTTTAGTAACAGCACATCATATGACAAAGTCTTTGTACCCAAAACTAGATGAAGAGACACATACATTCGGTCAGATAAGAAGTAAGTTAACAGACCAGATTTTATCAGTGTGTCACCTAACAAAAGAGTAGGTTTATATTAGGTATTATTTTAACACTCAACATGAACGTATCTGAAGTCATAGATATCGAAGGTTCATTCCAAAATAGTGCTCCACTAAAAGCTGGAGATAAAATCACTATCCAGGGATTCACCGTAAAGCACGTTGAATCACTAGGCTCTGACATAGCAGAGATTAAAACAACTGACGGACTCAAACATTCGTTTGGTAAAGCTGTTGTTGGTCAAGCAAAGTCAGAATACTGGAATGACGTAGTAGACAAGTGTCTTGCAAAAGACGCTAGTGATGGGCTAGATGTATATGTTATTGAGAGAGAAGCAGAAGGTACAGGCAGAATGATGCTCGCACTTTCTATGTATCCACCAAAACAATAAATACATCAACCTTCCTTTTTTTTCTTATGAACTATAAAGACATGGACATATTCCAAAGACTTATATTAGTCAAGGAAGCGTTGAAAAAATATGAAAAACGAAAGATGCCCAAAGTGTGACACAGACATGAAGGCTATAACAGCATGTCATTTATTTTGTGACAACTGTGGAGCACATTTAGATTGCAGTGATAAGGGAAGTTATTGGTAATGAGTTGTAAAGGACTTTGTAATAAAATGGAGAGTAAACCATTCAGTACTAATAAGAGATATCTTACTAGTGACTGGAGAAAGTGTCCTGACTGTGAAGTTACAATAAAAACACCTCAAATAAGATGTCCATGTTGTAATCAAAGGATGAGAACCAGGAGGAGAAAGAATGAAAACAAAGTTAGACTCTAATAAAAAATCAATAGTTGAAACTGTAGTAGATATAGTCATAGGATTCTTATTATTCCTACCAGTTAATTTCTTCGTATTACCATTGTTTGTAGATCAGATAGCAAACCAGGAAATAACAGGTGTTCTTTCAATATCATGTATTTACATGAGTATAGCATTGATAAGAAAGTATACATTAAGACGTTGGTTTGAGAGGATGAGAAAGAAATGAAGTGGAAGAAACTAGAGAATGGTAAGTGGCAACCTTTGACAAAGAACGTAAAAGAGTTTGACTACTATATGACAAATGATTTCAAAAAGAAACTAATGTTAAAACTTAAAGAGATTTGGGTTTACTGTGAAATATGCAAGTCCAAATATAATCTTGCAGTTCCATGCATACATCATTTATCTGACAGTCCAGAACATCAAAAACAATACCTTGAGCAAAGAAGAAAACAAAAACAAGCAAAGAGTTCTGAGCCTGTGAGAGAATACAAAGGTTTATATGAGTAAAGTTTCTGGTGGTTTATAATGGTAAAACTTGGTGGAAGGCAGAACTCTGCAAAAACATTCTTATGTACTGGTGATAATCATGTAGGAAGTATGTTAGCGTTAGCAAGTCTTGAGCCACAGTTATCTGATGGAAGTACATTCAAACCAACAAAGGTTATGAAACGACTTTACGCAGCCTGGCTTGAGGTAAAGGATTCACTACACTGTAAACAACCAGATCTTATGGTGTGTAACGGTGAGCCATGTGATGGTGCAAACCCAAAACAGTTAGGTCAACAAAGCTGGACTACTGATATAGAAGCACAGATGCAGGATTATATGAAACTTATGAAACATTACAATTACCAGAAATTATTATTTACAAGAGGATCAATCTATCATACTACATTAGGAGCAACAAACTTTGAAGAAATACTAGCAAATAGAATGCCAAGAGTTATGAAGTATAAAGCACATGGTGGTAGTGGATCAACAGATTTCTTTGCAAACGTTGAAGCAAATGGTAAGGTGTTTAATTTTTCACATCATATTGGATTCAGTAAGGGATTACAAACAAGGGCAGCAGCATTATCAAGAGAGATGGCTAACATGCATTACGAAGCTGACAAACTAGGTAAGGTTGATGTGATAGTAAGAAACCATGTTCACTACTTTTGGCATAACGAAGGTGTTCATACACATGGAATTATTGTACCAGCTTGGAAGTTTCCAGACGGTCATCTATTCAGAGGTGGTGTTGCAGGAACCACACCAGACATAGGAATGGTTGAAATTACAGTAGAAACAAACGGTGATATTCTAGTTAGAAAACATATTGCAGAATTAGGTACTTCTCTTAAGGCAAGAGTGAATCATATTTGAGATCAAAATTTGTTATAACACTTGAGGGTAATGAGGATTATCTTATAGTTAAACCAGCAAAGCAATTGATACTTGAGATGATTCCAAAGGGTAAAACAACAACGGCTACTTTAGTAGCAAAGGCTGTGAATATTCATACAAGAAGGGCTCTTCATTATCTTAAAGAGTTGGAGGAGGCAGGTCATCTAACATCTGAGCTTGGTGTTATCCAGAAGAATGATAGTGGTAATAGAGTTCCAACTAGAATCTTCAAAAGGTTATAAGACCTTTATAATTGAAAACAAATAAATACCCCCTCTTCGCATAGGTTCTATGTTCGTTGAGATTACATGGAAAAATAGCAGGGGAGACTTGATGAAATCACTAATTCCTTCAGAGAAGGTACAGAGTTTCGTTAATAGTTTTATTGAGAGAGAGGTTACACCATCACTAGCAATGCCTGATAACGTTGTTGCAAGCCAGGAACTGGTTGCACAACTCCAATAATTTTTTTTACTACCAATCAAAATGTTAATAATTAACGTTATATAAGTTATTAACATTTGATAGGTTTATATTACGGTTTATTTTATCTACCTCATGGCAAAGATTCGTAGTTTATCTGTATCAAAAGAGACTGAGAAAATCTTTTCGGACTTTGATAAAGTCAGACCGAATGATGTTTCGTTCAGTGCAATGCTTGGAATAACAGTTAAAGAGTATATGAGAAATCACTTAACAAATGATATGAAACTTGAGGACTTTACAGAAAAGGCATCACTAGTACCATCTATCTTTTCAGAGATAACCATATGGCAAGACTTCATAAAGAACATTGATGGTGATAAGTTAACAAATCTTCAAAGGAGAATAATTCAATTGGATAATCTAATAACAATGAGGCAGGGGGTACTCTTACGTTGAGGACAGAATCTGCATTTGTTGATGACTTGAAGGAAGTCTTCAGTGCAGCAAAGTATTCTGATGTAATAGATATACTAAGAAGTAATAGTGTTTTTGTTTTAGATGTTACACCTGAAACTATAACTGATATATTCCTGGAAGCAGGTGCAGACTTTACAAAGTATGTTAGACAGGCAATCTATAAGGTGGCAGGACAAAAGAGATCTTCTGATTTTGATCCAGAGTTATTCTTTAGAAATCTTAGGATAGAATTGATTGGGGTGAACGCAATTGAGATGCATGATATATCTGCAAGAGAACATGAAAGAAAGACAGTCACGTTTGACTGTATAGTAATAGCAGCAGATACACCAAAGTCATATGTTAAAAAAGGTAAACTAGTTTGTCAATTATGTGGACACTCTGAAGATGTTGAATGTGATTCAAATAGAGATCTACCATCTATGAAATGTTCTACAAGATCATGCTTGAAAAACACATTGAAAGTAGACAGTGAGAATTTAATAACTGATGATATACAAACCATTCTAATGCAAGAGACAATGGAGAAATCAAAGAACCATTCACCTGTAATATTAACAGGTAAGTTAACTGGATGTAATGTAGGTACTGTGTTTGTTGGTCAGAAGAAAAGGATAACTGGAATATTCAGATCTGTTATAGTTCCAAAGAAGGCAGAGAATGAAATCGTTATAGAGGTAGCAACAACTGAGGACTTAGAAGAAACTGAGTTGATAAAACCTGATGAAGTAACACTGTCAAAACTCAAGAACTTTGCAGAAAAAAGTCCAAAGGAATACAAAGAGGCAGTAATCAAATCATTTTCCCCCCACATCTATGGCAATAAAGATGTAAAAGAATCAATAATCCTATCCCTTTTGGGTGGGGTTTCAACTAAAAAGAAGAGGGGTGACATACATATCCTTATGGTTGGTGATCCATCAATGGCTAAATCAGAACTGTTAAAGTCAGCAAGGGGTGTAACACAGAAATCAATCTATACATCTGGTAAGGGTTCATCAGCAGCAGGACTTACAATAGGTATGGTCAAACTATCTGATGGTAGAATGGTTGCACAAGCAGGGGTACTCCCATTATGTAGTGGTGGTTTTGCATTCATTGATGAGTTTGATAAAATGAATAAGGATGATAGGTCAGGTCTTCATGAAGCAATGGAACAACAGACTGTTAGTATTGCAAAGGCTGGAACAAAGATGACACTACCAGCTCAAACAACAATACTCGCAGCAGCAAACCCAAGAGCAGGTAAGTATGACTTGGAACAATCTCTTGGTGATAACTTAGATGTACCATCACCATTACTTTCAAGGTTTGATATAATATGGTTATTCATTGATGAGATACACAGGGATGATGATAGAGAGAAGGCTAAACATATCATAGATTCATTTACTAAGCAAGATGATACAGAGTATAACTCATATCTATCTGAAACAGAATTGATGTCAGTGTTAAACTATGGTAGGGATATTGAACCAGTATTAACAGATGATGTAATCAAAAGCATACTTAAACTATATGAGAAGATGAGGGAACTCTGTAAGGAAACAGCAAATGAGAAATTACCTGTAGGTACAAGACAACTTGAAGCAATAATAAGAATGTCTATGGCACATGCAAAACTATTCTTTAGATCAAACGTAATCACCTCTGACTTGGAAGCAGTTGAGAATTTATTAACAAAGTCGTTAGACTCATTTGGGTTGGACTTAAGCAAGGGTAACTTCAATCAAGCATTCCTGGACGGAGTAAGAACAAAGGACACAAAGGAACAAACAGCCTTGAGTGTTTGGTACAAAGTCGCAGATGAGTTTGGAAATGTCAAAGTCGACAAGTTCCTCAAGGAGTTATCTGAAGCACCAAAGTTCAGTCAAGATACAGCAAATAGATTATTCACAGATTGGGAAAGAGAACTAGTTGTCAAGAGGAATCCAGATGGTAGTTATAGAAAAACATAGGTTTATATTGAGGGTTGGTATGGATTAATAATGCAAGGCGTCTCAATAGCAATTATAGGAATATTAATAATAGCAATATCTACAATGTTTGTTGCTTCTGCATTTGGTGAAGAACATACATTCGTTAATACCATACCAGTATACTTAGAAATAGAACAGGGAGATTCTATTAAACTTATTAATCTTAGTAACTCCACCATAAACATAACACATGATGAAATATGTTGCACTCATATGAATTCTAGTATAGAAGTTAATGGAACATGGGCTGGTAAGTTTCCTTATGAACCAGGAATGTATGGATGGATTACAGATAATCACTATGGTCAGATTCTAATAAAAGAACCACACACATCAGTAGTTTCTGTAGAGGATAACATCATAACTGGTAATGTTGAGCCAAATACCCCCACTGTTGTGACAACAATCTCACCATCACATGAGACAACTAACACAGTTGTTACGCCTGACAGTAACGGAGACTTTGAAACAAAACTAAATCCTACAGAGAAAGGTAGTCACATAATATATGTTACACAAGATGGTGACACAGTAAAGACTACATACAATGTAGAAGATGAAAATAAAAACTTAGAGATTAGACTATCATTACTTCAAACACTACAAGCAATACTGGAGATAATCTTTGGCAAGTAGATGGTGGGTTTTCATCGGTGCAATACTATGTTTCACTCCACTATTCCCAATAGGTATTTGTTTGATTGCATATTACATTATAGATTTATTATTTAAAAATGGTGGTATAAATACTGGTAGACAATATATAGATAATCATTACACACAGAACATAGGTGAAGCAAAGTTCTACACTAGTGATGATAAGAAAGATGAAATAAAAGAAGAGCCAATGGATTACATGAACCATAAAACAAGGGAGGAAAACGCATGAGTGAAGAAGAACAAATAGATGATGAGGCACAAGAGAAGCCTGAAGAAATTCCATCAAGTCTTACGGACTTAGACGGATTGGGTGCTGTTACAGAAAAGAAACTTAAAGGGTTTGGAGTTACAAGTTTAATTGATTTATGTATTAGAGGTGCAAGAGAGATAGTAGAGATAACTGGAGTTGCAAAAGCAAAGGCAGATCAATGGGTATTCCAGGCACATAATATCTTAGAAGATTCTGGTGCAATTAGAAACACAACAATGGATGTGTTGGACTTAATGGATTATCATGATGGTTATGAAAAGGTATCAACAAAGTGTAAGGCAGTTGATGATCTGATAGATGGTGGTGTTAATCCAGAAGCAGTCTATGAAGTCTACGGTGAGTTCGGTTCAGGTAAGACACAGTTCTGTAACACTCTTACAGCAGAAGCAATAAAGGATAATAATAAAGTAGTATGGATAGATTGTGAGGATACATTCAAACCAAAAAGAATAGCAGAGATACTTATGGAAAGAGGATATGCAGTAGACATAGATGATGCAAAGAAGTTCATCTCAAATATTACTTACTTCTATACACCAACAACAGAACAACTAATGGGTACTGTAAATGATCTATCAAAAACTCTAACAGAAAAGAAACCAACGTTGGTTATACTTGATGGTTCAATAGGACAGTTCCGTGAAGAGTATCTTGGAAGAGGAACATTAGCAGAGAGACAGAATCAGATAGCAAGGTTGATGACACATATCAAAAACATATCATTCTACTTTAGATGTTCTGTTATATTTACTAACCAAGTACAGTCTGATCCAAGCATAATGTTTGGTGATCCAGTCAAACCAATAGGTGGAAACATAGTAGGACACGCTTCAACATATAGATTATACTTTAAGAAATCAGGTAGGAAAAGAATAGCAAGAATGGTTGATAGCCCTGAACATCCAATAGCAGATGCAGAGTTTGCATTAACAGCCAAAGGAATAGAGGATAAAGTTGACTGAGTTAGAATATGTAAAGCAAACCCACATGAAATTATGTGCTAATGCATATGATATGATTGAAAAGAAGGGGGCTGATTACAATAGACAGCAACAAAACGGTGGGGATACATTATACAATCTCACTGTATCAACAGTACTTGGTATCACTGATACTACAACTCAATCAATACTTGTTAGAATATCAGATAAACTAATGAGACTTGTCTCACTTACTAAAGATCCAAGTACCATTTCAGAGGTAAAGGATGAATCAGTTCAAGATACAATTGAAGATACTATAAACTATCTAGTATATCTTTACTGTAAGTATGAGGAATCAAATAAGACTTAAATAGAACTAATATAAATTAAGACTGGAAGGCTAGATTTTGGTTATAACCAAAGCCAAACAAGGTTAACACGTTTCTCCTGCATTGATGCCTTCTATTAAAATCATGAACACAAGAGAAAGAATGAGATTCAGTAATAGGAAAGCAGTCCTATGGTTACTTGAAAATGGTTATGATGAGATATGGTTAAAGGCACATACTAAAAGACAAGACCTAGTATACAATGTAGGTGATTGGTATAGAGCATTAGACCTATGGAATTTATTCGATGGTATATGCTTTGATAACGAGGGTAATCTAATACTAATACAGATTAAAACAAATGCGTGGGCAGCAAAGAAACCTATAATAGATTGGCTTAAGCATAAGAAGAATCTAATTGTACTTGTTATAAATGTTAAAAGAAAATCAAAAAGAACGTGGGAAGTCCTGACAAGAGAGTACGAAACTTAATATACATTAAATATATCTCTATAATATGGCAGATATAAAGATTGTTGCAAGTGGAGTGTGTAAGACCTGTGGACATAAGCAAGAAACACATGCTAGTAATACAGTATGTAGTGTAGATGACTGTGATTGTACAGCAGTTGGATCATACTAACATTTAAATACAGTTCATAAATATATAACTCATGCATAAGGATAAGCATGGTAACATAATAGGAACTGGGGAAGATACGGTTTATCATATACTATGTGATTTATATAAAGGTCATGATATAAAACGACAGTATAAGTTTACTGAGTTAATGAGTGACGAGTTTAAAGATACACTTGGAGAGAGACAATTAAAAGAAACATTAGATATAGTATTATTTAGACCGAAGGATAAGACAATAGTTGTGCGAGTTCAAGACAAACACCACACAGGTGTGCGAACATCAGGAGTTGATCTAATCCAAAAGACTATGCTTGAGTGGAATAATTGTATAGTAGTTGACTTGTGGTTTTATGACTGTCCTAACATATGGAAGGAGGAAGTCAATGATGCAAGTAGGACTGAACTACTTACTATATTTAGAGGCACCGAAGGCATACTTTAAACGCTTAGCCGAACACCTATCACAAATTGGTTCTTTGTTTAAGGTTGTCGTCTCATCATCTTCCAGTATTCTCCAACAAGTGGTGCAAGTTTTACTTTCTATCTTTTCTCACCTTCGTTATAATAACTAGAGTTATTCCTATAATTGGGATCATTTCTAGGGTGTCTATTCCATATAAGAAGAAGTCTATTACAACCCCATGCCCATGAAGAATACCCTCTCCGAATATACATTCCAGAGCCCACCATGAATGTGGTATCTGCATATATAATATGACGGCTGATATTATCAGGCTCTTACCTATATGAGATTCGTACCAATCTAAGAATCTGCCTATTAATGACATAATATAATTTAAATTCTACCTTATTTAATACTTTCCATGAGAGTCGATTTTCGTACACATGGGTGTGATGAGAGGGGAATGTTCTTCTCCGAAACTGATAGATGTTTGATATATCTCAGCAACCATGAGACAGTTGAGGATATATACTGTACTATAACACATGAATTAATCCATCACTGTTTAGATAAACATGAGATGGTAGATGAGATTGACGAAGATCAAGAGGAGAAACTAATCTATCAAATGGCATGGGCTACCGAATCACTTATCTGAATAGCCTTACAAGTGCTCTTACAATAATACTTTCCAGAAACATTAGACACAGAGGTCATAATTTTATTACAAGATTTACAAGTCCACCTTAACTCCTTGTTTTTATTCCTACAATGTAGGCAGAACCGATACTTCCTTGATCGGTTTTGTCTACCTACCTCATAGTCACTAAGTGTGTTATCACATCCTATATTAATACAAAGAAAATCATTCTTTGTTAATGATCCCAATCGTCTTTTTCCTCTCTTGCTTTATGCTGACCTGTTAGTAAAGCACCACTTACTAAAAACTCTTCATTAAGGTCTTCAACAATCTTTTGTATTTCTTCTATATTTAGTTTTCTTGACCTAGTTATTTTAAGTTTGTCTATTGTAGAACCAACAGCTTCATTAGACTGTTGATCCATCATACCAACTATTGTTACTGAAAGATAGTGTGCTATGAATTTTTCTCTTTCCGTTAACGTCATATGTACTCCATGAGTTTTTCATATTTATATCTAACGAAGTTCTTCATCATTAAATCCACCCTCAATATCTGCGTTATCCAAACACTCTTCAATACTTGGATCCTCTAGATTTCTTCGTTGGTTTTCCAATAGGATATCCCATTGAATATCATTCATATCATCACCTTCATCCTTTACTGATTGTAAAGCACGTAGTGTGTGAAGACATCCTAGTAGAAATATATCATTCTTACTATACATTATTTCTTTCACCTCCAAATACTATTTTACATATTGGTTTGTTCTTTGGAACATTTTGCTGTGCTTTCATACGTCTTGCTTTTCTGCTTGCATGATTAAATCTTGCTCGTCTCCTAGCTCTTACACCACAACAAGGACAGAAGTTTGCTACACCATCCTTACCTGCTTTTAAATGTATTTTATTAATCCACTTTGCACATACACTACAATACGTATTACTTGCATAGTTTCTAAGGAATCCCTTAAACGAAACTCTATCACATAACCCATGACATCTAGCTGACATCTTTTTTCTCCTGGAATATTTTATAATAATACTTTATGGGTATCTCAATCTTCATCATAGTCTGTCCATTAGCTCTTACTCCCTGTCCTAGTAACATACATTTTTTTGAACAGTATTTAGTTGCGTATTTTCTCTCACCAACAGTTTTTATATTTCTTCTACAAATAACACAGTCTTTATTTGTTGGTACATATCTATCTTTATAGTATTTTCTTCTAGCCTTATCTACACACACTCTAGAACAATATTTAAATCCACTTCCAAAGAATCCTTTTTCGTATTTCTTTTCACAGTATTTACATTCTAGATACTTTACCGTGTATCCGTTTTGTCCATGAGTTGTCATTTCGATTCCTCCATCATCCTTCAAACCCACAAGACTCACACATTGATAATATTTGATTTGAAGATGTATCTTTTTCTCGCATAATACCTCTCTTACATATATGACATGGAAACCCTGTATTACTAAAACACGCAAGTCTCCTAAGTTCTTTAACTTCATCCCTAGATATTGTTTCAATTTCAGACGCTTGATCCTCCCAACAATATATACATAATCCATGTTGTTGTTTTACTTCGTCTTGTTCTCCACATATCTTACATTTCATTGCTCTTCCTCCAACTTAACCCTGTTTCATCTTTTGCGTGTTCTTCTGCACAATAACTACAATAATCTTTGTCACATATCCCACATTTATATATTAACACA